GTTTCCCAGTAACAATCAAACAAGGTGGTCTAGGTACTGCTATTGAAACGTTTACAGAAAAGACAGGACTTGATAAGTTAGCACCTAAAGACTGCAACTGTAAGGAACGAGTTGAAAGGCTTAATAAGATGTTCCCTGTTAGGTTTAAGGCACGTGAGTTTACAGAAGATGAAAAGATAAGCTACAAAGCATTCAATGAACGTAGAACGCTTAAAATTGAGCATCCAGATGTTATTTATCTTTGTGATTTATATGCTGATGTATTTAGCAGACAAAAATGGCATCCAGAATGCTTTAATTGTAGCGGAACAGTTAGAACAATGCTTAATATTATTGAGCGATTAGATAAGGTTTATGAAGCCTGTGAGTAGATTCATTAATAATTTTTTATGATTATGGCAGACGGTAGAAAAAATAACGGTGGCAATAAGAATGCAGGTCGCAAACCTAAAGCAGAGGAACAGAAATTAATAGAAAAACTTTCTCCTTTAGAAGAAAAGGCTTATATAGCTTTAAAGAATGCTATTGAGGAACAAGAGAGTTGGGCGGTTAAACTATTCTTTGAATACATGTATGGGAAGCCTAAACAGATAGTTGAACAAAAGACTACGCACGACTTTAATTCGTTTGATATTACGAAACTTTATGCTGGAGAAACACACGAAGAAATGGGATAGGTTAGGGAATCCTACAAGGTTTTTCGTTATAACAGGCGGCCGAGGTTCTGGTAAGTCATTCGAGGTTGGTCGCTTCATTAATCTATTATCTTTTGATAAAGGTCAGAAAGTACTATTCACACGTCAAACAATGACATCTGCGCACCTATCCATTATACCAGAATTTCAAGAAAAGATAGACCTACTTAAACTTAATTCTTGCTTTAATATAAACAGGGATGTTATCGTTAATGAAATATCTGGTTCTGAAATTATATTTAAAGGCATTAAGACTTCAAGTGGCGACCAGACTGCAAATCTTAAATCACTACAAGGTGTTAGCTGCTGGGTGTTAGATGAAGCAGAAGAACTAACTGATGAAACTATTTTTGATAAAATTAACTTATCTATTAGGCAAAAAGGTGTTCAGAATAGGGTTATATTAATACTTAATCCAGCGACTAAAGAGCATTGGATTTACAAACGTTTCTTTGAGCGTGCAGGCGTTCCAGATGGCTTTAATGGCATCAAAGATAATGTTACATACATACATACAACATACGAAGATAACGCTGATAATTTAGATGAGAGTTTTTTAAGTGAAATAGCTTATATTAAACAGTCAAATCCACAAAAATATAAACACGTTATATTAGGTGGTTGGCTTGACAAAGCAGAGGGTGTCGTTATTACGAATTGGAAGTATGGTAAGTTTAACCCAAACAATCTACAAACATCATTCGGTCAAGATTTTGGGTTTAGTATCGACCCAACTACATTGGTAGAGGTTGCAATTGATAAAAAGAAAAAACAAATCTACGTCAAGGAACATCTTTATAAGCCTAAATTAACCACTTCTGAAATAGCAGCTATAAATATCAATAACGCAGGCAATAAACTTATTATTGCTGATAGTGCAGAGCCACGATTAATAGCAGAATTGTCAAGCAAAGGGTGTAAGATAGTTGCTACTCGCAAAGGTGCTGGAAGCATAAGTGCAGGAATTGCTATCATGCAAGACTATGAAATTATAGTTGATGAAAATAGCACAAACATAGTCAAGGAATTTAACAACTATATTTACGCTGATAAAGGTAGTAAGCTATACGTAGATAATTATAACCACATCATAGATGCAATTAGATACAATGTATATTACCATTTGTCTGGTGGTGGTGCTATTGAAATACGTTAACAAAATAAAACAAAAATAGTTTATAAATTATGAAGATTAGAGTACCAGAAAATATTTCAGATATAACATTAGAGCAATACCAACGTTACCACAAGTTGAGCGAGCGCAAAGATATTGACGAACTTAATTTTAATAAGCGTTTAGTTGAGATATTCTGCGGTATATCTTACCACGATTCATCGAAGATTAATGCTAAAGATTACCTTGAGATTATAGAGATGGTTAAGGTTGCTATTGGTCAAGATTCTGACTTTGTGCAACGCTTTGAAATGAATGGGTTGGAGTTCGGATTTATACCAAACTTAAACGACATGACGTTTGATGAGTATAGAGCCTTATCTAACTTCGGCGTTGAAGTAGATAATTTACACTTACTTATGAGTGTCTTGTTTAGACCTGTAACAAACACAGATGCGTTTGGAAATTATAGTATTATGCCATACACAGGAATCAAAGAGTATTCTGACGTTATGAAGCAAACACCAATGAATGTGGTAAATGGTGCGCTTGTTTTTTTTTTGAATTTATCGAGAGAATTAAACAATCATATCCAGAAGTGTATAGCACAGGAACAAGTGAGGGTCAACAAGCGAGCGACTATTTCGGAAAATGGAATTGGTATGCCACTTGGTACGAGTTAGCAAAGGGTAAGATATGGAAAATGGAAAAGATAGGTAAGATGAACATTCACGAAATACACCTATTTTTAGCACATAAAATTGATAGGGCAAAGTTAAAGTCTAAATTAAGACAAGGAAAAAACGTTAAAGAATTATGAATCACTACACAGAGTTACTTTACTATATTAAGAAGTTATCCGAAGAAGATAGCTTTGTTAATACAGTTACACAAGGGGAATTTGAGCGTTTGGATTTAGACAAAGGTAATATATTTCCGTTAGTTCATATTCAGATTAATAGTGCAGGATTTACCAATGGTCAAGTAGTTTCTTTCAACGTTCAAATAGGATGCTTTGCAGTTAGAGATAAGACTTCTGAAACGGTTGAAGATAAGTTCGCGTTACAGGACAATGAGCTTGATAATATGAACGAAACTTTAGCAGTATTAAATAGGCTTTGGCTCAATATGTATCGTGATTTCGCAGACAATAACATTACTGCAAGCGAAAATCCAAGTTTAACACCGCATTATTTTGACTATAAGAATTTATTAGATGGGTGGATTTTAACGTTTGATGTCGAGATGCCAAATACAACTATAAGCCTATGTTAAAAGATGCTTTAGATGATTTTGGAAAGTATGTAGTTCAGCAGTCACGTAGCAACTTATCGAAGAATGATAAGAACGTGAGCAAGAATTTATACAATTCTATTAATTACGAAACTAAAGTAAACAAGAATAGTTTTGAGTTGACTATTAACATGGTTGATTATGGTAAGTTTATAGATAAGGGAGTTAAGGGCGTTAATAGTAGTGCTAAAGCACCAACCAGTCCGTTTAAGTACACAAACAAAATGCCACCAGCAAAGGTGTTTAGTGATTGGATTGTTAGAAAAGGATTTGCTCCTAGAAATGATAAAGGACAATTTCAAAGTAGAAAGAGTTTACAGTTTGCTATTGCAAGAAGTGTATTTTTAACAGGAATAAAAACAACTAACTTTTTTACGCAACCATTTGAGCGTGCTTTTAAAAGACTTCCAGACGATGTTGTCGAAGCTTATGGTTTAGAATTAGATAGTTTAATGGAAACAACAATATTATGATTAAAAGTTTATCGCCTCATTATATTACAACACCTTTCGAGAGTGTTATATTGGATGAAATATGTTTAAGATACAGGCTTCAAATATTTATTTGGTCTGGTTTAAAGCAAGATATCCCTACTGATGCAAAATATGAAATAACAATTAATAACGTTGAGCAGTCTGATGGGAATAGGGTTATAAACATATCCAGATTAATTAATGATTTTTTTGATTTCAAAGCTATAAATTCAGAAGACGGATTCACTAATTTAGAAAGTAGTACAAATCAAATCTGGGTTAAAACTCAAGTATTTTATACAGGACAAAATGGGATTGAAAGTGCAATACCAGAACATGAGAATACAAACATATGCGTTAAAGGTTATGGATATGGAATGTCTGGAGTTAATCCAGATGTCCCAGATAATAAAATACTGATGAATATAAACGACTACACAATGAAAGAGGGAGGTACTTTTATAGTTCCTATTGTGTTGGATGAAAGCGAGCCACCAGAACCACCATCAATAACAATTACAAGCGTTACAAATACACTTGATAATTTGTTTAGTGTTGTGTTTACTTCGGTAGGTAGTTATACTAATTTAACTGCTATTATATATCCAAATCTAGGTGGCGGATTACCAGACCCTTTGGAATTTATTACAATAGATGCAACATCGCCACAGGTAATTGAGCCATCTGTTGAAATAACATCTTACTCATCCTTAATATTAAGGGGATATGACATTACAACAAATCAATACATAGAAACAAGTTCATTTTTATTCCTACCCTTATGATAACAGTAACAGGACACCCAAGCGAAACAGAACAGACATTCTCAACACCTACAAGTTTTGATAGCAATGAATTAGTACGTTATTTAATTGTAAAGCAGAGTGATTTTTTAGGCGACGAGTATATTGATGTTGAATATAATAGCGAAACGATACGTATTTACATTGAAACGGAATGCAGATATACACCCGTAGAAGTTCATTTCCAAAATAAAGAGGGAGCACAACAAACATTGACATTCTTTAAGGCACGTACTGACCGTATGAATGTAGATAGTGAGCAGTTTGAAACTGATAGAGGTCAACCGTTATTAGGTAACCATCAATTTATCGACTACAACAAGAATGGTAAAAGTTCATTTAAAGTTAATAGTGGCTTTGTAGATGAGGTGTTAAACGATGCATTTAAGCAGCTGGTATTATCGGAGCGAGTATGGGTGTTAGATGAGGATTTGATCGTGACTGGGAAAC